GGAAAAGTTAACAGATACTCTGTCTACCTATTTTATTCTAATTATTATTTTAAGTAGACTTCAGAACTACTAACCTAGGAATTCCTAGTTTGCCCATAGTAGGTTAAATTGGTAATCCTTGTTTAATTCTTTCAAGATCAGCTTTAGTAAACCATTTCTTTTTATTCTTACATTTACCATCTGCGTGTTTGGTATTATAAACTCCTAGTCTAACCATTCGTTTACAACGTTCACATGTAACAATTGTACTCCAAAGTGGAAGATCTTCAGTTGAGGTTTTTGTAAACTTAGGCTTAATTTCTCTTTTAACTTTAGGTAAGGTTTGAAATTCCTTACAGTATTTAAAATATTCTTTCCAAACTGTACCTATTGTAGTAGGGGCTTGTGAAGGATCTTCCAAGTAAATCTGTTTCCATTTTTCACATTCAAGGAGGCCCTCAGCGCGTGAGTCTCTTAAGGCTATAAGAATATATGCCTTAGTTTTATCTTTAAGCGCAGCTTCATCTGAGAATGACCAAGGAACGACTAAAGTATATTCTAATTGTTTTGTTTGAGGATCAACTACTAGATATGCAGATTGTAACATGAAAGCGTAGTTTTTTAAAAAGGAGTCGGTCCGAGACTGAGCGTTTGGCATGAACTCTGGTCTCTTTTAAAAAAAAAATATAATCAATTACAACAAAGGACCGACTCCGATAATCTTTTACTGTTGACTACATTTAGGTTTTAACCTACTATGGGCAAACTAGGAATTCCTAGGTTAGTAGTTCTGAAGTCTACTTAAAATAATAATTAGAATAAAATAAGTAGACTAAGTATCTGTTAACTTTTCCGCTGCCCGCCCTACCACCTATAATTATACAGTTGTTTTCCAAAAGGTTTTAAGTTTGTTGGTAATTTATTTTAGGTTAAAACTTCCCAGCAAGCTTTAGTAAAAGATCCTATGGAGACTAATATACCAAAAAATAAAAGAAAATGGAACGGTCATGGACTTACTGTTGAAGGAAGTCGAAAAGGAATGGCTAAACTTAGAGAATTACATCCAGAAAAAGTAAAACAAGGTGCTATTACTGGAGGTACTAAAGTTGGAAATACTATTCATATTTGTGCTAAATGTGGTAGAGAACTTAAGGGAAATTCTGCGTTTGGGATGCATCGTAAAAAATGCATGCGAGACTCAGATAAATAACTTAAAATTTATTAAAAATGGCAAAACCCCGTACCTATTATACTTATGAACTAATTAATTTTTTAGGAACAATTGAATATGTTGGTCAATCCTACAGACCACAATACAGATTTCGTCAGCATACCTTAACCAGAGCAGGCAAATTCTTTGGCAGACAGGATCTTTATCTACATATAGTTGCTGAATATAATACGGTAAAAGAGGCGCTGCTTGCCGAAGGTCTTCTTAAAGCAGAACATGGTTTTGAATGGACTGAACGTACTCATCTACAGGAAGCAGCACGCAAGAATGTAGAGAATGGAACCTTAGACCGTATACGTAAAGAGAACTGGCTCCATAATAGAGAAAAAATGATGCGGACAATGAAAGAAATTGGCCGTCGAAATACAGAAAGTGGTCATATTCAAAAGGTCGGTGCAGCAAGTATGGCTAGAAAAGTAGAGTGTCCATACTGCAACAAAGAAGGAAAAGGAGCTATTATGTGGAGATGGCACTTTGAGAACTGTAAACAAAATCCAATCTATGCTAATGAATAGTAACAAAGACCCACTAGACGATATGGATCCAGTTTTAAAATTTGCAATGGAAAATAAGCACTACTTTTCATGGCCAATTCATATTAAACAAGAAGCTTGTGAAAGATTAGCAATATGGTTTACAAATTTAAGTTTTATAGGTTCACTAAATCGACAAGAGTTAATTAATCTACAAATACAAGAAGCACTGGATGAAGAGGAATATGAATATTGTGAGTTCGTTAGAGATGTCGAAACGTTCTTTAAGACCAAAAATTGGACCCACCTTAATGACCGTTAACCAAGTAATTGAAATTGAATATCCGGAACTTATACGAGCAGCAAAGAAAATTACAGGAGGTAGTGAATTAGCCATGGATCTACTACACTATTCAATAGAAGAACTCTATAATAAACCCAATACCGAGGCAATTGTACAAAGTGGAGGACTCAGATTTTATCTAGTCCGAATCATGATGACACAATGGCGCTCAACAACTGGTCCGTTCTTTAAACAATTTGGTGACCGACACAATAAAGAAGTACATGAAAATACCAAAGAAGAAGAGATTGAACACCTAGACCTTGATCGTATTAACCAATTACTAAAGGATTTAGATTGGTATGATCAATTACTATTTAAAACATTTGCTGAAGGTCAGCATACTTATTCATCATTAAGCAGAGAAACAGGTATCCCTAGGACTTCAATCTCATTAACTATCAACCGAGTGCGAGCTTACATCAAACAAAACTTATATACTTAACCTAAAATAACAAACAAATATGTCTTTTAAATTTTATCTAAACGGAAAAGAAGTAAAACCACCTGCAAGAATAACGTGGTACTTCGACACAAAACCTGATGCTCGCTTTGAGTCAGCACCAGAAAAACTAGAAATTAATGAACGCTTTTGGAGAAAGAAACTAGAAATTCCTGTTTCAGCAAAAGTAGTTATTGTTGAAACCGACCGTTTCCAATTACAAGTACCAACCGCAAAAATAACCCAAGAAGATGACGCACCTATTGCAACCACTACTAATAACCCTAGTGATAACACTAGCAACGACGGGTCTGATCTTGAATCAAGTCTACCTGAAGTTACTGAAACTCTTATCGATAGTGCTAAACCTAAACGTAGAAAGAAAGCCGTGGAACTGCCCGACTTGTCTGCCAAGTTGGATAACACTGATAGTACTTCTGCTGAATAATTACGGTCTGCTAAGTATCCCTTTCATGTTTATTGCAGGTTACTTAGGAGAACTACTTTACAAAAAAGTAACCGAGTAGTTTACACATTAGCAAAATATTATGGAATTTAATATAGACGACCAAGTAAAACGGGATCTGTTAGAGTTAAAGCCTCTAATTCAGCATCAAAATCGAGCCTATTCATCAGTTGAACAGGATAAACTGTATGCACTATTTAACAAGATCTATAGCCAAAAGAAAACCCCTAATGGTTGTGGATCCTGCTTAAGAAGTACCTTAACAAGTCTTAAAAAAGCCCTAGCTATAATTGAGCCGGGAGTTTAAGATACTTGATGCTTATGGACCACTATTTTGGTCAGATAAGACCTACTTCTTATTATCAGGAGGTCGTGCGTCAGGTAAAAGTACCCAGGCAGCGGCCTACTTCCTAACTAAATTAATGGGAGACGACTTCTTTAGAGGAGTAATCGCTCGTTATACCCAAAAGTCAATCAAGTCCTCAATCTACAGAGATATTTTAGATCTTGCAAAGGATTGGGGACTTGAACCTTTTATCCGACTAGATGGAGATGAGATTGTTAACTTGTCAAATGGTAACATGATTCTTACACATGCTATGAGATTAGCAGACGGATCAATGTCAGCTAAAGGTAAGGGTCTTTCCAAAGTAACTCATCTACTTATAGATGAAGCAACTGAATTACCATCAGAAGAAGAGTTTATTAAACTAAATGACTCGTTCAGAACCAAGGATGTAGAACGTAAGATCTTAATTCTTTTCAACCCAACTACAACCCGACACTGGATCCATAAGAGATGGTATATCGATGGTAAGCCTAACCCAAGATGGGCAGGTGACCACCAATTTATCCATACAACATATCATATTAACGAACATAATCTAGATCCTAAAAAGATCCAGGAATGGGAGGCTATGCAATTTATAGATGAGGACTATTATAAACACCATATTTTAGGAGAATGGTCAGATGGAGTACAGGGTAGAGTCTTTAAGAATTGGATTACTGAGTACCAACCAGATCCAGAAGCAACTATTATCTATGGATTAGACTTTGGTTTTTCAAACGATCCAACTACACTAATCGAAGTAAAGAAGAGGGGCCAAAAGATTTGGTTAAAGGAACTTGTTTACGAGACTGGACTTACCAATCAGGATATTTCCCTCATCCTAACTAATTTAGGTATTAAACAAACTGCCAGAATCCTAGCAGACTCAGCAGAACCTAAATCAATAGAAGAACTACGTAGACTGGGTTGGCGTAATATAACTGGAGCCTCAAAAGGCCCAGACTCAATTCGTAAAGGTTTAGATAATATTAAAAGCCACCAAGTTCATCTAGATCCCAATTCAAAAAATCTATTAGACGAATATAATCTCTACAGTTGGGATAAAACAGGCACAAGACCAGAGGATCAGCATAACCATTGTATGGATGCTATCCGATATGCCTTAAGTCAAGAAGGTGGTAACTCCGTTTATGGATTCTATTCAAAGAAAGAGGTCAAGTTTGATGAGGAAGGGCTAGCGATTAAACCTAAAAGTGGAAGTCCTTATGCTTATAAATAATTGAAAACTACAACCTTAAAATAAATGAAGCAGACCCTAGTTCAAATATGCGATTTTAAATATCTAAAACAAATACACTAATTATGTCAACACCACCAGTAGCAACCACATACGGAGTCTTATGCCAAATGCTAAAGGACTTATGCCTAAGTAACATGGCGATTAAGACAGTCCGAATTGGACCAGTAAGTTCAATCGAGATGCCTTATGCAGACGATGAGGTTACCCAAAATTCCTATAAGTACCCAGCAGTCCATTTTGTTCCTCAACAAGCAGTAATGAATGGTCGCAGTACAGTCTTTGAATTTGATATGATTGTAATGGATCTTGCCAAAGATAATTTAGGTTTAGACACAACTGTACATTCAGAAACTCTAGAGATTACTAGAGATCTTTTAAGTAAGTTTGTACTAACTGACTGGACCGAGTTTAGGTATGCTTTGGAATTACCAGCAACCGCAACCCCATTTATAGAAAGTTTTCAAAATTCAGTAGCAGGATTTACGACTAGACTTCAAATAGAAGCCATTACTCCGTTAAATCTTTGCGACGCCCCATTTATATCATAATGCCAACACTACAAGAAGATATAGATGAACAAGTTACCGATGCACTAAATGCAATGGGTATAGAGATTACCAATATTTGGAAGCATCAAGTTCCAGTAGATACTGGTAAACTCAGAGGTTCAATTAGACATAAGGTAGTCCGTAAACGCGGTAATCTTTCCTTGTCCTTCTACTATATCTACTATGGAGTCTATGTTGACTTGGGAACCTATGCTGGTGCAGACACTGGGTCTTATGGACTTTCACCATTTGATCTTCCACCATGGAGAGCAAGTCCGCCAAAGTCTCCAAAAGGAATCTCTGCCAGATATTGGACTTCTTTAAGTTTAGATAGAGACGAATTACTGGAATATCTTGCAACTAAAGTTGAAGGAATTATTGGAGATTCAGTAGAACAAATAGCATCAAGAATACAATCAA